GATCGGGCGGCGCGTCGCCTATCATTTCCGCCGCAGCCACCCCGGTGACAGCACGGATCGCCGCGTGGCCGTGCCGGAGACCGTCCGTGTGCCTGCCGAGGACGTGCTGCACATCTACCGCCCCATCGATGCAGGGCAAATTCGCGGCCTGCCGCATGTGGCCCCTGCGATGGTGCGGCTCTTCCTGCTCGATCAGTACGATGATGCGGAACTGGATCGCAAAAAGACCGCCGCGATGTTTGCAGGCTTCATCACCAAGACCGCACCGGAAGATCCGATGATGGGCGAAGGTGCTGCCGATCTCGATGGCGCGGCCATTGCGAGCCTTGAGCCTGGCACGATGCAGGTGCTGCTGCCGGGGGAGGATGTGAAGTTCTCGTCGCCCGCTGATGTCGGCGGCGGCTATGAGGCGTTTCAATATCGCACGCTGCTGGCGGTCTCGGCATCATTGGGCCTGCCATACCACCTTGTCACCGGCGATGTGCGGCAAGCGAACTATTCCAGCCTGCGCGCAGAGCTTGTCGAATTCCGCCGCCGCGTGCAGCAACTCCAGCACGGGGTGATCGCGCATCAGCTCTGTCGCCCCGTCTGGGCGCGCTGGCTGGAGACCGCACGGTTAGCCGGACGGCTGGATCTGCCCGATCCGGCGGCCGCGCGCGCCGTGCAATGGATCCCGCCCCGCTGGGATTGGGTCGACCCGTTGAAGGACATCCAGGCGCAGGTGCTGGCCATGGAGGCCGGCATCACCTCGCGGCGCAAGGTGGTCGAGGGCACGGGCTATGATGTCGAGGAGGTCGACCGCGAAAACGCAGTAGACGCCAGACGCGCCGCCGATCTGGGGCTGCACTACCGCACCAGCCCCGGCGAAACCCAAGGCGCGCGGGCCACCCCGGCGCGGCGTCCTGATCCCGGCAACGCTGCAGATGATGGCAATGGCGACGATCGCGCCATTCAAAAGGAGTAACACCATGAACAGCTGGTACACGATCCGCGCCCGGGACACCGGCGCGGAGGTGCTGATCTATGACGAGATCGGCGCCTACGGCGTTTCGGCAAAGGGGTTTCTGGCAGAGCTGGGCGCGCTGCCGGATGACGCGCCCATCGATCTTCGTCTCAACAGTCCCGGCGGCTCGGTCTTTGACGCGGTCGCAATCTATAACGCACTGACGCGGCATGCAGGGACTGTGACCGCCTGGATCGATGGCATTGCTGCCTCGGCGGCCAGCTACATCGCCATGGCAGGCGATGAGATCGTCATGCCAGAAAACGCCTTCCTGATGATCCATGATCCCTCGGGGCTGGTCATGGGCACCGCCGCGGACATGCGCGACATGGCGGGCGCACTCGACAAGATGGCCGCCAGCATGACGCGCGGCTATGCGGCGAAATCCGGCAAGCCCGAGGAGGAGATCGCCGCTCTGATGGCGGCCGAGACCTGGTTTGACGCGAATGACGCGCTGGAACTGGGGCTGGCCACACGCATGGCAGAGCCGGTGCGGATTGCGGCGAGCTTTGATATCGCGCGGTTTCGGAACGCGCCGCCTTCGCTGCTCCAGGACGTCGCGGAAACCGTTGCCACCTCCAACGGTTTTGAACTCGATCCGGATCATATGACGGAGGCAACCCCGCCGGCGGCGTCTGACAGTGATGTTGGGAAAGACAACATCACTCCAGGCGACACCACAACGTCAGCAGAGGACCCATCGGCGCCGCGTGAGCAAAGCGAGGGTGTTGCAGACGGGAACACCCAACCGAGCGGGGCGGAAAGCTGCGTTGCAATCGCCAACGCAGCACCCGATGCCGCTGCCATCCGCACCGAGGTGATTGCCCATGCCCGCGCCGTGATCGATCTCTGCCGTCTGGCGGGTCAGCCGCAGATGGCAGGGCGGTTTTTGGAAGAGGACGCCAGCCTCGACGCGGTGCGTGCCAGCCTGCTGGATTTGAGGTCCGAGGCCGCGCCGCAGATCAACCCGCATCATCCACAACCCGGGCGCAGTTCCACCACACGCCCTTGGGGCGATGTCATCGCCCGCACATTCAAACTGAAAGGCTGACATCATGACCACGCTCACTGAAGGCAAACACGCGGGCGGCTTCCTCACCTGGGAAGTGCTGCGCGACTACACCCGCGAAACTGTCACCCTCGCCTCCGGCGCCGGCAATCTCGCGCCCGGCAGCGTGCTGGGCAAGATCACGACGGGCGGCAAATACACAGTGCTGACCCCCGGTGCCACGAATGGCAGCCAGAATGCCGCTGGCATCCTCTGGGCCGCTGTCGATGCCACCGATGCCGACGCCCTCGGTGTGGTGCTTGTGCGCGGCCCGGCCATCGTGAACCGCCATGAGATCATCTGGCCCGAGGGTGCCACCGAGGCGCAAATCACCACCGCCACCACGGCACTTGCCGCGCTCGGCATCATCCTGCGCTGAGCCAAGGCGCAACTTCCGCATCATTTGTGAAATAGAAGGAGGCTGGCTCATGGCCACCATGGACATCTTTGAAGGCGACGCCTTCTCCATCATCGAGCTGACCCGCGCGCTCGAAAACATCCCCTTCAAGCCCGCGATCCTCTCGGGCGCCGGGCTCTTCGGCAGCCGCGGCGTGCGCACGCGCACCGTGATGATTGAAAGCCGCGACGGCACCCTGTCGCTGATCCCGTTCTCGGAACGCGGCTCGGCCTACGAGTCCCAGATCCCCGAACGCCGCGACATGCGCGCCTTTGTTGTGCGCCAGTTCAAGAAGCAGGACGTGCTCTGGGCCTCGGAAATCCAGGGTATCCGTGATTTTGGCTCGGAAACCGCGGTGAGCCAAGTGCAGACCGAGATCGCGCGCAAGCTCGGACGGCTCCGCAATGATGCCGAGGCCACGTTTGAGTTCCATCTGTTCAACGGCATCCAGGGCGTCGTAAAGGACCCGCGCGACGGGGCCACGGTAATCGACTACCATGCCGAGTTCGGCATCACGCCCGCGGCGGAGGTGGACTTCGATCTGGACAACACGAGCCCCGCTTCTGGCGCGCTGCGCAAGCGGGCCCAGGCGCTGATCGAAAGCGTCGAGGACAGCCTCGGCGGGCTCGCTGCCGGTCAGGTGCAGCTGCGCGCTGAATGCGGATCGGCCTTCTTCGCCGATCTGGTGGCGCACAAGGAGGTGCGCGAGACCTATCTCAACACCGCCGCCGCCGCCGATCTGCGCGGCCGCGTCGGAGAAGAGGTCAGCTTCGGCGGCATCACCTTCCGCCGCTACCGGGGCGGGCTGGGCTTCGGCGTGCCGACCGACAAGGCGTATTTCTACCCCGAGGGCGTCGAGGGGCTGTTCGAGATCTACTACGCGCCTGCCGACACCTTCGAGACGGTCAACACCGTCGGCCTGCCGCTTTATGCGCGGATGATCCCCGATCGTGACCGCGACGAATGGGTGCGCCTCGAGATCGAGAGCAACCCGCTGCCGATCTGCACCCGCCCGCAGGTGTTGCGCAGCGCGCGGCGGACCTGATGAGCGCCGTCGCCATGGCGCTTGATGCGCTGTTTACCGATGGTAATATCGGGATTGATGCGGTCTACCTTCCCGAAGGCGGGGTACCGGTTCTGGTCCGCGTGGTCACCCGCCGCGCGGACGATGTCACCAGCTTTGGTGACACGCGGATCTGGTCGGAGACCACGCGCGTTGATCTGCGCGTGGCCGAGGTGCCAGCGCCGCGCCCCGGCGACCGCATCGAGATCGACAGCGAGGCGTTTCTCATCCAAGGGGAGCCGGTGCGGGATCGCGAGCGGCTCATCTGGACCGTGGATTTGAGGCCAGCGTGAAGCTGAAGCTGGACGTCACGCCCGATCTGGTCGCCATGATGGCCGCCGAGATCAAGGCCGGCGAGAAAGCCGTGTCCGCTGCCACGCGCGAAGCCGGCACCAATCTCAAGACGGCTTGGCGCGCTCAGATCACCGGCGCGGGTCTCGGCCAGCGCCTGTCCCGCACCATCCGGTCGGCGCAATATCCCAAGGGCCAGCCCAGCCTGAACGCCGCCGCGCTGGTCTGGTCTAACGCGCCGGTCATCATTGGCGCGCATGACACCGGACCGCTGATCCGCTCGCGCAACGGGTTCTGGCTGGCGATCCCAATGCCCGCAGCCGGGAAATCCTCGCGCAGTGGGCGCATCACCCCAGGCGAATGGGAACGTCGGTCGGGTCTACGCCTGCGCTTCGTCTATCGGCGAACGGGCCCCAGCCTGCTGGTGGCGGAGGGGCGACTGAATGCGCGGGGCCGTGCTGTGACGTCGCGGTCGAAAACCGGACGCGGCGTGACCACCGTGCCAATCTTTCTGCTGGTGCCACAGGTCAAGCTGCGCAAGCGGCTAGATCTGGCGCGCGATGCAGCGCGGGCGCAGGAGGCACTGCCCGGGGCGATCGTGGCGAACTGGGTCTCGACCAGGGCAGTTTGATCCGAAGCATGGCGCGTCAAAACTGCAAGCGATGATGATCATCCAGGTCGAATTGATCAACGTCTGGCCCATCCAGCGGCATCCTGTCACCAGCTCTTGCAAGAACGATGCGGCCAGATAAGATCGCGAGGTGTTCATCAGCATCGTTCAAACCATAGGGAGGCATCCATGCCAGACGGATCCATCATGGCGCCACGCCGCAGTGTCGTCGTTTCAGAATTCACCAATAGCCTTCTTGACCCCACAGCACCAATGCTGGGGCCAGTCGAAAACGGCGGCACGGTCATCTCCAATACCGCGCCGGGTTGCTGGGGACCTATGATCACACCCCGCCTGCGCGGCGGGCATGAGGTGACGAAACCGGTTTTTGTGGATGGCGCCGAGATCGGCGACGCGGTTGCGATCCGTATTCGGGACATCACCGTCACTTCCATTGCCACAGCATCGGGGCATGACAGTTCACCCGAAGGTTTCTGCCTTGGCGACCCCTATGTTGCAGCCCGCTGCCCGGTCTGCGATACGCTTTGGCCCGAAACCCATATCGAAGGGATCGGACAGGATGCCGTGAAATGCGACAGCTGCGGAAATGCGGTCAAACCTTTTGAAATCGTCCATGGCTACACGGTCACATTCGACGACACGCGCACTGTCGGCCTTACACTGCCCAAGGAGGCAGCAGAACGGATAGCTCATGATGCCGACCACTTTGCTGCACTTCCAGATGGGAGCCGACAGCACTCGATTCTGACGTTTGCGCCCTCGGATATGCCCGGCACATTGGTGCGGATGCGGCCGTTCCTCGGGCAGCTTGGAACCTGTCCGTCGATCGCGATGCCTGACAGTCATAATGCCGGGGATTTCGGCGCGTTCCTGGTTGGCGCACCGCATGCCTATGCGATCACCGCCGAGCAGCTGGCAGAACACAAGACCGACGGGCACATGGATATTGACGCCGTGCGCGCCGGTGCGATCCTTGTCTGTCCGGTCAAGGTCAAGGGTGCGGGTGTTTACATGGGCGACATGCACGCAGGCCAGGGGGATGGTGAAATTGCAGGGCATACGATGGATGTTGCAGGCAGCGTGACCCTTCAGGTCGAGGTGGTGAAAGATTACCCGATCGACGGCCCTGTGCTGTTTCCACTGGAAGAGGACTTGCCACCCTTGGCGCGCCCCTTCAGCGCCGCCGAGAAAGCCAAGGGCAAGCGTCTGGCAGAAAAATGGGGGGTGTCGGAAATTGATGACCTCGCCCCGATCAGCGTGATCGGAACGGCAGCGAACCTGAACGCCGCAATTGACAACGGCCTCGACAGGGCGGCGAAACTGCTTGGCATGACCGTGGCGGAAGTGCGCAACCGTGCAACTGTGAACGGTGCCATCGAAATCGGGCGCGCACCAGGTGTGATCCAGGTAACTTTCCTTGCGCCGCTGTCACGTCTGGACGCAGTCGGCCTTGGCGAATACGCACGCGAGCAATACGGTCTCTGAGCACCGCAAGGGGCAATCCACAAGACTGTCCGAGCATGCGCCCCGATAATACGATGGGCGCATGCTACTCCACCGAAACCCAGCCTTTCGGCTTGAATTCACTCGTTTGCCGCCGACAATAGCGGCGGCAGACAATATCTGTCTGGTATGCATGCCCACCCCCCGAGAAACCATCCTGACCGCCATGGCGGACCTGCTGCGCACGATCCCGCATGTACCGGTCTTGCGCGGCGAGGTCCTGCCCGAGCGCGTTCCCGCCGCCGGTCTGATGATCCTGCGCGATGGCGAGCCGGGCGAGCCCGGCGTCACGCTTTCGCCGCTGCGCTACCACTACCAGCACCGCGCCGAGATC